CGCGCTAGGTGTAATTATCCCGCTAGCGTCTTGGTTTTCTGCTATAGACTGATCTTTAATCCCGCCCCACATTGGGAAGTAGTCAACATCACTATCTAGGTTAGTAAAAAATATATTTTCACCGCCAGAAGATATTTTATGTATGTCACCAAGAAAGAAAGAGTTTAGCGTTGTTTCAATAGCTCTATCAGCTTCTAGCTTGTTCGTTTCCGGATTAAATACAAAATGGTCTAGCGTGGCTTGCTCGGTCGGCGTAACTCCACCAGAGCCGAAAGGGCTGTAAGGCCTGAATCCGTCCATGACTAAGCCTCCCTTACCTGTAAAGTAACCTTTCTATCTGACTTAGCCCAAACACCGCTTGGCGTGTCTGCGCTCACTAGATACTCATAAGGCTGTATATTGTCGAATCCATAGCCTTTATCTGGTTTAGTTGCTATGTCTGCTAGTATTGCATCGCTGCTGCTATTGTTGTGAATGACTAGCTTAGTACCTACTGAGATGCCTGTTTCTGCGTATATGTCAACCCATGTATCTCTGGGTAATATAACTGGTGGTAATTGCGCCATAATTTTGCCCCTGACTAACTTTCTGTTACGTTAAAATTTATTGTTTCTGGGTTAACTCTGCCGCTAGGCGAACAGGTAACTGTAACCTTTACTGGCGCTAAACCTTTAATTATCCCTTTAACCTCTAGGATTATATTGCTATCTTCTTGTGCGCTTTGCGTTACTTGTACACCTTGACCATCATCAACAGTAAATAAAGCTATTGTGTCTCCGCTTACTTCGTTTAGATATGAAGAAAAATCCAGCGTAGAATAATCAATCTCGCCGATTTTAATATCTTTAGTTTCGCAGTCATCGGGCGCGTTGGTTTGCTTTGCTTGGTATGAGAATCTATTACTGTACCCGTAACCAAATGAATGGCCGCTTCCTGTGGGCTGGTAAGGGTCAGCTTCTCTATAGGTTAGGTCTGAGCTAAACAAGCCTAGATAAGCTTTTCTGGCTTCTGCTCTAGTGTCCGGGCTTAGTGGCTTGCCAAATGCGGGCGCCAATGTTTTGGCTAGGTTCAGGGATACAGCGTGAGCGTTAACGTCATTTAATCCGCTGTCTTGATTAGGGTCTATATTGTTAAAGCCCTCAGATCTAATGTAGCTCAAACATAAGCCTAAGTTTTGCCAGCCTAGTACCATCATATCAAGGCGCTTCACTGCCATTCTTATGTCTTCTGGGCTAGGGCTTGACGTTATGCCGCTAATAGATAGTTCTTCGTAAGCTGTTAATACAATATCATTCTTCGTTATCATCTTTCTTGGCCTTTGCTTTTCTGGTTTTCTTTATTTCATCTAGCGACAAAACCCAACCCTTAGACGTGTATGTCTCTTTGTGTTCTGTATTGATTGCCTTGTCTGTGTACTCTCGACCATCGCTAGTTTTCCAGTCTCCGCCTTTCTTGTATATTGTGATCATAATAAACCTTATATAAAAAAAGGCCGACATAAGCCGACCTTGTATTAACTTACTAATCAATTATACCACTTAAGTCTGGTTACTTAAAATGGCACCTAATTGGTTAGGGTAAACAACCTGTACATCAAAGAAGATTAACGCTTTCATGTTAAACGTTTCTTTGTGTGGGTCATACCAGTAAGTCATGCGCATTGGTAAGCCTTGCTCTGTTGTTGCATCAACTGGAGTAACGCCAGCGCCATCACTAGGGATAGGTAAGCGACCAGGAATTAAAACAGTAGACTCAGGCGTGTAGAACAAAGTAGGGTTTGAATCTGCAATGTTTAACACTGTTACCGCTGCTGAGTTTGCAGCCTGTGCATTAGCGTTACGGTAAGGGCCAGTGGCAACCAAAGCAGGTTGAACAACTGGAGACCCGTTAGCTGCCGTGATAACAGAGAATGTTAATAGCTCGCCTGTATCTTCGCGCGTCTCAGGATGTACAAAGTTAACACCAGCAATAGTGAACTTAGTACCTACTGGCATGTTAGCCGCAGTAGCACCTGTCAAGTTTAACGTCATTGAGCGGTTGTCAAGGTAGAAGTCATTAGTATCGTAAGTAGATACTGTATGCTCTTGAGCGCCGTTAACCGTTACACCTGAAGCAGAACTGGCAGGAAGCTTAACAAGGTAGTCTGAACGCATAGAGCTAAATGTTGCCAAATCTGGAATCTTAGCCTTAGTTAATGCGTCATTAGGAACACCAGCATCACCGTAGTATTGATTTTGACCTAACTCTTTAGCTACTTTTGCATAATCTTTATTAGACATGAAAAGCTTCTTATCGTAAGCACCTAGGCCATAATTAAGCATAAGCACTTCAGCATCGATAGCTTGGTTAAAATCAAAGTCGCCTGAGTTTTGCACGATCATTGTCGCTTCATTGATCATCTTCTTGTAACAATCAGAATCAACAGCGTTAGCAATATCACGAGCGAAGCCTTGAGCTACTTTAGCGCGGCGCTGCGGATCACGTAGACCTTTAGCGTCAATAGTAGCCAGTACACGTTTAGCGCGGCCACGGTTTACTGGAATCATGCGATCTACTAAGTCTTGGAAATCTGAGTCTGTAGACTCGATACCTTCCTGAACTTCGAATCGATATTCTTGTGGAATGTACTCGCGGTCTGAGCCGCCAGCGTCATTCTGGTTATTAGTTGCGTCAGTTGCTCGGTCTGAGTCTGACTCGCCACCCATCGTGTACTTATCCAAGTCACGAGATAGTGCCATTTTCATGCCTGTTGTAAGTGCGGTTTCTTCCCACAACGTACACATCAGGTCATGTGCTAATTCATTAGCCATTTTAATTCACCTTTTGTTTTTTGGCGTTCATGTATGCGTCATACTTCGCGGTATTGGATGAGTCTTTTACCCATTCAGCGCGTAGTTTGGCAATAGTGCCTGTCGCATTATCAATCGGCCCTGAGTTATTAATTTCTGGTTCTGGTTTCGTATCAATCGACTTGTGCGATCTAACTTTCACCTTTTTAGCCGCTTTCTCTAAAATATCACCGATTACAATGGCGTTATTATTAGCTGAATATAAGTCACCAATTAAACTAGGAACTTGATTCATTGCCGCTATAGCCTTAGCAATATCAACCTTCTTATGTCGTGCTATCTCAGATAGAAAAGCCAGTGCGCTATCTGCGTTAGGCTCGTTATACTGAGATTTAAGCTTGTTAATAAAGCCTTGTTTCGCCTCGCTGTACTGTGGCATTTTCTCGGCTAAGTCTTGCTCGCGTTGGTATAAGTAAAAATCCGCTTCATCATTGCTAGGCGCTTGAGTTTCCTCTTGTGCTTTAGCTTTAGGTTTAGCTTGTGGCGCACTGTAATACTCCTTAACTGCATTCTCATATTTGCTTTCGTCATAATCGAATTGTTCTAGAGTAGGCGGTGAGCCTTTCTTAATGTTACCAACTGCCGCTTTTAACTCGTCAAGTTCGCGCTGTATCTTTTCGCGCTCTGCTTTCTCAGCTTCAAGCTGGTCGTTTTTACGTTGTCGTTTTTCCTTTTCTTTACGAAAAGCAGCATAACTTTGTTCTTTAGTCATACTGGTATTAGCCTGTTGTTGGTCGGCTTCTTCTTCGATATAAAATTCTTCTTGCTCGGTTGCCTCCGCTTGTGGTTTAGCTTCGGTTGCCTCTGACTCAGTTACCACGACTTTATCAGGTTGAACAGTGTCCTCTTGTATCTCCAATGTATTGTTACCAGAATCCATTTGTTAATCCTCGTTAAATGGTGAACGATAATGATAGAATTAACCCTCTATCAATAGGTAAGTTAATTATACTAAATAGTGGTCAAAAATGCTAACTTGGTTATTTTGATTAATTTGCTTGGCGGGATTTACTAAATTTTAGGCAATAAAAAACGCCAGTTAAGGCGCTTTATTTTTACTTACAGTGCCATTTTATTCTTGAGTTCTTCCGCTGCTATCTGAACAAAATCAACAACAGCTAAGTTATTTAGGTCTAACTGCTCTTGGTCTGACTTAACAATATGCTCCTTATCGCCATCAAAACATTTCATTTCATATTCATCTGGAGACATAAAGTCTTTAACGTAAACCATAAATATTTCACGGTCAGCAATATCGTCTA